ACTTTGACCTAATATTACTTCACTCATAAATTTACCTTTTAAATTTAATTTTGGTTGTTGGAATTATTAGACATTACTTGTTGCTGCATCCCTAATTGTGCGATAGCCATTTTAGTATCGGCTTCTAATTGAGCTTTCCATTGGTCTATTTGATTTTTTTGCGCTTGAATTTGTAAATCAGTTTGTGATCTTGATTGTTCAATTTGAAGCCTTGCCTGCTCCATTTGTTGATTATGCTGTTCTTTCATTTGTTCTAATTGAACTGTAGCTTGTTGAGCTTGAATATCTGCTTGCGCTTTTATTTCTTCTGCTGAAGGTTGTTTTTGAGGTGGGTTTTGTTTAGCTTTTTGAATATATTGTTCAAAACTAAACTCAAGTTCTCGCCCTACTTTAAAACCTCGAATACCAAACAATAATAATTCACCCATTAATGGCGTTAATTCAGGATTTTGAGTAACTGCTTTAACCGCTTGAGATAAAAACCCACCTACAGCAGTTAAAAATTCAGTCCTGTTTTGTTTATCTTGTTGTTGGTCAATTAAGACTAATGTATCCGTCTCAATATCAATGTGATAATTTCTCAAAGTTTCATTTTTGAGCATTTGAAGCGCTTGCATAGCAAATTGAGCATCAGGGGTAGCCAATATGCCTGATGCTTTTATAAGCGTTTCAGGTTGATATTTATTACACATGATCTCAGCTTTCATTCGCAATATATCCCTTGCAAACCTAGCCATATCATCTTTAAGATCATTAAGTCTTAAAGTGCCATATTGAGCTTTTATATTCTGAGCTGTAGCGGTGTCACCAACTTCTGATGCCCCCCGCATAATGTCAGACATACCTGTTACTTCATAAATGATTGCTTTACAAGCATCTCTAGCGGTATATAATTGAGCTATTGCAGCCGCTACATCTCTTAATGGTATAAATTGGATTGCATTTTGAAGGCCTCCTTTTTCAACAAATGCTTGCCAATTAGTGACGGGTATCATCACTGCATCGTTGCCTTCTTTCATTAAGCGTTCAACAGCAGGCTCATCGGCAGCATAAATCCCCATAACTTTTAATGCTCTGGTTAAATGCTGTATTCTTGACGTTATATCGTCCATTTCATTAGCTTGATCTTGATACATTACAAAATCAGCCACTGGAACTAACGACCCCGAAGTTAAAGTAGCGTAATAAGGTCTTGGACAAGGAAAGAAATTTTCAAGTTCTAACGGGTCTTCGCGATGATCTAAGATGGTATCGTAATGCTCTGCAACCCAATATACGCATTTTTTAGGTTTATCCCAAATTTCCCAAATTTCAGCTTTTTTGAGTGAATCCTTACTAGTTTTCTCACCATCACGTTTGTCTGGTGAAATGGTTAATGGCACTTGCTTAAAAACTTCACCGAATCGATCTTCGCCTTCTTCGAGCGACATATATACTCGTCTAGCTACCCATGTGACTTCATCCCATGTTCTGGCGGGTAAATGCGCGAAATCCTGCCAATATACATAATCAACTACAGATTGCTCATTTTCAATGCGCTCCATAGGTTGAACTTCATCACCTGCAATAGCATTTTCTTCGCTAGACTCATGAGTTACTGTATCTTCATCATAATTAAAATGCTCGTCCCCGACTTCTTGATAGTTAGTTATCATCGGTTCAGCTTCAACCGTTTCAATCTTAGGCTCATATCTCAACCAAGCTACACCACGCCCCGGTAGCAACCGATCTTCAACAACATGTCCTAAAGTTGAATGGAAATCGTCATAGCATTTAATTTCATAACTAAGCGCCCGTTCAAGAATAGTCGAGGCGCATCGGCCAATGTCATCTTGGTCGTTAAAACGTCTTGAAACTTCTGGTTCTGGAGGCCTTGCATAAATTGCAGGTTTTAACGTCCTAACATTAGCCCAAAGTATATTAAACCGCGCGTCTGACATTGTTGTGTCTTTACGTTCGTCACGGTAGCGTTTAATGATAGCTTCACCACGCTCTGTCCAACGCTTATATTCCTCTGTATATCGCCTAATTTCATCTAACCAAGGCTGCGCGGATAATTTTTCGTCTGTTTCTACCATTTTTCAATCTCTTATAAAGGTGTTTGCCTGATTATATCTGCTTTAAATTCTTTTTCTAAGCGGTTTTGTACTTGAAGCCCATAATTCATTCAATGATTGATCGCGCCAGTATTTCGGCTTAGTCACTTTAGCTTCTGGCCGTTGTTGTCGCCATGCTAAAGCAGCATATCTAAATCCGTCAGCATAATGTGACGTCCAGTCGTGTTTAGGTCGATCATTAAAGATTTTTTTCTCAATATCGTACTCTCTTTGGTATTGTGTAAGCGCGTCCATGCCATCTTTACACTTAGGGTCAAACCAACAGCTTTCCAAAGTTAACCTTGCGGCTTGAATACCATCCATTAAACTGATACTAGGGATGATTCTTGGTTTCCACCCTAATGATCTAAATTGTTCTTCGATTGATCGACCTGTTTGAAGACTTTTAGCTTTAGCATCATGAGGTAGATAGATACATTCCCCATAATCATACCCTCTATTTTTAAGCACTTCATCATAATGGCTAATCGGCATCCCTGAATTAGAGTAACAATCAATCATCCTTAACTCTTTTCCTGCTACTTGAAACCACCAAATTGCAGTGTCGTCAGACCATCCTAAATCCAAAGCAGCATAAGTCTTAAGCGTTCGGTCGTAACACTCTCTAACACGTCCAGATTGCGTTAATTCATACATTTCTCGGCCATATATAGCCCCCGGAATAGCCGCGTCAAAATTACACTCCATTTCTTGTAACCATGCGTCCTCACTTAGTTCATTTTTAAGTTCATAAAGCTCTTCTGCATCAAGCAGCCCTGATTCAGATGCTTTTAACATCAAGGTAAAACAGTTAGGATCTGACTTACCCGCTTCATATCTTTCATAAAAAGTGTTCTTACCTTTGGGAGTTCCGATAATTATCGCCCACCCTTTTCTATCAGCTAGCGCAGGTCGTATAACATACGCCCATACAGATGATTTCCAGTCCCCGTATTCATCAGCGATAATTCCATCAAAATATAACCCCCGTAATCGATCAGGGTTATCAGCTCCAAATAACTGTAACCGTGCGCCATTAGGAAAATCTATTCTTAATTCAGACTCATTAATCTTTAAATTGGGGATGGGTTTAGTAAACGTCTTACAATAATCCCAAATTACCTGTTTGGCTTGAGAATAATAAGGGCAAATATAGCCATAGCGCCCATCTCCTGAAACATCCATACATGCAGCGCGTATAAGCTCATTAATGCACGCTACAGACTTCCCTGCGCGTCTATGCGCCACTACAACCGCCCACCGCTCTTTACGGTTGTGAAGCGGTTTAAATACATCTCTCGGTTTATAGGGGAGAACTACTTTCACGCTTCCCAGCCTATGACTAAATTCATAGCTGAACCATCAGCGTTAGTTAACCCTACCGCTACTTTGGTTGATTCCTTAGCCGTAGCCCATCCGTGTGAATGCTGCAATATGGCTAACGCGGCTTTAGAGTCCCCAGCGCGAGCAGCATCTCTTAATTGAGTCGATGCTTCTATTTCAGCATCAGCAGCCCCTTTCATTGCGGCTAATTCTACAATTGGGTCGAGTTGGCAAAGCTGTCTATATTCAGAGGGGAGCATCCCAGAAGCAAGCGCAAGCTTATCTCCTTTTAGCCCTAATTTTGCAGCTTCATATATTTGAGTTAACCGCACCTCCGTTACATGAAGTTCGCGGGGGGAATAAGGAAAAGAAACCATAAATCACCAGTCGTGGAAATTGTGTTTTACGATGCTATCACATTATGATTTTTAGTGCAATGTAAAGTATTCTTTTACTAATTTAAAATTTTTTAAAAAAATTTTCAAAATCGCAAAAAATTTATATGAATAGCCCCGCCGCCGCTGCCAGCAACGTACCTGCATTTCGGGGGTATGGGGGGGGTCATTCCCGCCAGAAAACAACAAAATGCTTACAAATCAATAGCTTGACTCTCAAAGTAGCATCCAGCCAGCAGTCAAGCCTTAAGTCGAGCAGCAGTCGAGCAGTCAAGCCTTAAGTCGAGCAGCAGTCGAGCAGTCAAGCCTTAAGTCGAGCAGCAGTCGAGCAGTCAAGCCTTAAGTCGAGCAGCAGTCAAGCCTTAAGTCGAGCAGTCAAGCCTTAAGTCAAGCCTTAAGTCGAGCAGCAGTCGAGCAGTCAAGCATTTTATGTATCAAATGTATCAAGTCTTAAATGTAGTAATTTATGTATCAAATGTATCAAGACTTAAGTTGAGCATCCGAGCATCCGAGCATCCGAGCATCCGAGCATCCAGCATCCAGCATCCAGCATCCAGCATCCAGCATCCAGCATCCAGCATCC